CCAATACCACCACTCAGAATCCTACATCGGAAGAAAGTACTTCTACCAGAAGAGGAAAACCAGAGGAGGAAAAAGAAAAGTCACAAGTGAATCAGACTGGAAACGATATTACGGAAGCTCTGACGACCTTAAACAAGATATTAGAAGCCTTGGTAGAGGTTCTTTCAGAAGAGAAATCCTCTCCCTCCACACAACCCTCGGAAAAGTAAACTACGAAGAGACAAAACAACTGTTTCTTCACAATGTGTTAATGGAAGCACTTGACGACGGGACTCCAATGTATTATAATAGCAACATACTCGGTAGGTATATGCGTAAAGATTATGGCAACTTTGAAACAGACAGTAAATGACACACATAAGTGGTCACTTGCTCGTATCCTTGAACTTTGTTCTCGTGGTGATTTTGAAGAGGTTGTGAACGGTGATTCACTTCGTCAAGAATTTGATGAGTGGATTAATTCTTATAATAAAGATTTAGAAGAAGAAATCATCTCCCTAGCATATATCGGAGAAGACAGCGAGTATGATATATAATTTGTATTAAATAGTATTATGTTACAAAAAATAGTAAATGGAATCGCTATTGCAAGTGGTGTTATATCTCTCACCGTTGTTGGTCTTGGCGGTTACGTATTCATACGCAAGGATGCGATTATCGATAGCGTCAAAGGCAAGGTAATGGAAGCAGTCACCGAAAAACTTGGTGGTCTTGGAGATTTAGGAGGTATAGGTGGAGGAGGTTTAGGATTACCATCACCATCAACTCCAACTCCAGAAGCACCTGCATCATCTATGTCACCAATACCATTAGGTTTTTAGGTTTTAAATGTCTATATATAATATAGATACACTGATCCCATGGCTGAAGCAAAGAAAGAAGAAGTAAAACCTAAAGGTCCTCTAGGTAAAATAAAAGAGGCAATAGATGACAAAGAAGAGCAGATGGCAATCCTAAGTACTTTTGTAAGACTTGGGATTTTGATCTGGGCAGGTGGAATATTGACATTAAATTATGTTCAATTTCCTGGTTTATCAAAACAGGAGAACATTGATCCAACTTTCATAGCTTCGGTCTTTACGGGGGTACTAGCTACTTTCGGTGTTGAAGCAGGACAAAGGAAAAAGAATGCAGCATCAGGGGGAGGAGCAAGTATATCTAAGAAAGATATGGAAGTATTAATTGAGAAAGCAGCAAATACAGCACCCGCACAAACAATTAGAATAGAACAAGCACCAATGGTTCTTGCTCCTTCAGTACCACCTAAGAAAGGATAATGGAAAAGAAAGAAGTGAAATGGGGTAAATGGTTCGCTCTCGGTTTGGGTGGACTTATTGGTTTATCTCACATTGGTATGATAGGTTCTTTATCAAATCGTCAAAGTAAATTACCAAGTATCAACTTACCAGTTGGTCCTTATACATCATATGAAGCAGAAGTTGGACATAATGGATATAAGATAAGTTATAAAGCAAACGATCCAAAAGTAATGCGTGTGGAAAGGGATAGCAATACTAAGGGTGGCTTTCTTGGGTTGGCTAATAACAAAGTTAAAGTCGTGGAACAGTACACGATGGACGGTGCAGTACACCATAAATCAACCACAACAGAAATCGCAACAGACGGAAAATCAGAAGCATGTATCAAAGCAATCGGAGGAGCAGAAAACACAGGAAGACTCGTGGGTTCCAGCGTTGGTGCTAGTGTTGCTCCTAGCGTCGCTAATATTCCCATTATTGGTTGGGTTGCTGCTGGTTGGGTAACAATGTTTAGTGGTAATCAAGGTGCAGAAATAGGTGGTGGTATGGCAGAGGACTTAAATAAGAATTGTTAAGTTGCAATTCTAAAATTTTCTGCTAGAATATACATAGAGAAAGTAAATAATCAAAATGGCAGTCTACCAAGACTACGAAATAAGAATCAATTTAAATGAATTGATTGAATCAAGGATACCTTGTTGTGATTTACTACATCCTGATCATTGCCTAACAGAGCAACAGGTTGCAGAGATTGCACATGATATTCGTATGGATTTAGATTTACATCCTGTCTTTCATCAAGTAGATCAACATATTATGAGATACGTTGAAGCTGCGGGTATTGACAACAAAGAACACTGGGTAGAGGAGAGACTACCTGATTTACACGAGGAGGAAAAATGATTTTTGGATCAAACCCATCAGTATATACATTGCCAGGCACTTGGGAAGCACAACCATTTGTTCCAGTTGAATTAGTATTCAGCACTACAGTTGCAGTAGCATCATTAGGTTTAGTTGTAGGATTAATAGCAGGTATTTCGATTGTTAAGATAAGAAGAAAAAGAGTTTGATAGGTGTGGGAGTCCACACATAAATGCGTATTTATACCTAGTATGATATACTAAATAATAATGTACTGGAGTTGAAACTATCATGTCCCACTACACATTAAGTTGGCACGACCAAAAAAATGAATACCATGAAATTGGTGAATATGCGGAAGACGCATTTGAAGCAGTAAAACACGCAAGAGAGGATGTTCCGTATCTACACGAACATCCTTTTTCATTGGACTCAATCAAGGAGGTCAAATGAAAAATCTACCTATCAAATCAACAACTATCTTATTTGGATTCATCTGTATAGCAGTTTACACATCAATTAATTACGCTTGGGTATGAAACAATTTAACACTTGGGTATTAGATACCACAATATACATCATTGATTTTCTTTACAGAGGTAGAGACTTTCAAAGATTCTGGGTTCTTGAAGTAATTGCGAGAGCACCATACTTCTCATTCATAAGTGTACTTCACTTTCGTGAGTCACTTGGACTACGAGGAGAAGACCATATATACTTAATGAAGGAACATTTCTATCAGGCATTAAATGAAACAGAACACTTGGAGGAGATGGAAACTCGTGGAGGCAATGAGCATTGGATCGATAGATTCTTCGCTAAACACTTGGTTCTTCTTTACTATTGGATTATGGTTGCTTATTATTTCGCTAGTCCAATAGATGCGTATGATATCAATATGAAGATTGAAAAACACGCATACGAAACTTATGTAAAATATTCTGCATATCATCCAGAGGATACGAAGATTGCAGAGATAGCAGAGGACGAACTCAAACACGCAAGAGAATTGCAACTTGCAATGTCGATGGTTTAGTGATATAATAAATATTACACCTGTAACAATTAAATGGTATCTCTTTTATTACTCACATCTAGTTTTCTAAATTTTATCTTTTACATCTACGCAATCGGTTTTGTGGTTGCATTAGGATTAGAACAGATAGTTAGAAGAGGGGGTAATGAAAGAGATATTTACATTGTAGAGTATAATCGAAAATATCTTTGGCGAAATACTTGGTTGATAAATATATTTTGGTTTTTTACAAATATTGGATTGTTTGTAATGTCAAGAAACATACAATCACCAATCGATAACTTTTGGAGCGAAGGACTTTAATGGAAAAAACATACGACGATACAAATTGGAGAGAAGACTACGCTAAGAATTTTTGTAATAATAAAAGACATCTTGAACTATTAGAGAATGGACCTCATAGTTTATCTCAAGCGTGGTTACTTGGAGCACTTCATAATGAATGGAAAAGAATTAAAGGATATAAAGACGAATACCCAGAAGAAAATAAGGGTCAATGCCAATCTTCATTGAAAGAGTTTTACTCTCGATATAAAGACCAAGGTATTTGATGCATCGGTTCAAAGAAATATTACCAAACAAACGAAAACGTAAATGGTGGAGGATTAAGTTATGGCAGCTCAAACGGTTACTTGGTCGGTTGTTATAATGGTTGCAATTTTATTAATTGCTGTTACAATAATAATATACTATATAATGAGATATGATTACCTGTTCCCGAATGATTAAGTATTTGGCAATACCACTCATATTGGTTGGATGTACTGCACCAGTGACCGACCCACCTGCACACGCTTGTAGTCCTCGTTTGGATGGTAAACCTACATACTGTCCTGATGAAAGAGATTTAATACTTAAACCAGTTGAATTACCAAAAGAACAACTTAAAGGTGAAATTGATATCTATAATCCACATCACTGGCAGAGTATACAGATGATGTTTCAAAGAAATGTAAGAAAAGGTCAGATAGAAAAAAATGCAACCTTACCTTCTGATGCTATAAATAATGCACTAGATGATTTTTGGGAGGTTCAAAATGGGAGCGATGGTTCCACCGAGCAGGAAAAGCTGCTATAATTTTAGAGTAACGGAGATTAATCGTGTTGTTGACGGGGATACTATTGATGTCACCATTGATCTTGGGTTTGATCTATACAAGAAAGAAAGAGTTAGAGTTGCAGGAGTTGATACACCAGAGAAAAGAACAAGAGATCTGGAAGAGAAAGCACTGGGACTAGACGCTACAAACTGGATGAAAAAAAATTTGGAGGATGCAATTGATGGAGATGATGAACTCACTATTAGAACTGAACTCAAAGGTGGCATGGGTAAGTATGGTAGGTTGCTTGGTTGGTTATACATTGGCGATGATGACTTATCGCTCAACGAAAAGATGATTGAAGAAGGATATGCTTGGTCATATGATGGTGGCACAAAACAAAAGAACTTTGAGGAACTACGTGAGATACGTAGGTCTTTTGGTACGTTAGATGCTGGCTAAACTTAAGAAGGCATATGTAAATTTTACATTGACATTTGCAATTCCTTTACTTATACTGAATGGTATAACTGGTCATTATTCTGCGTGGTGGGATAGAAAAATGGAGAATGCTGAAACTT